CTTACAGCCTCGTTTCGACATTATAATCAAAGGTAAATTTTGTTGTTTTTACAAGGCAGACTTTAAATACTTTACAGCCGAGACTTGCGTGATTGAGGACGTAAAAGGCATGAAAACGCCTATGTATCGGCTTAAGAAAAAGCTTGTTGAGGCTCAGTACGGAATCAAAATAACGGAGACATAAAAATGTATTTTTACGCAGATTTTAGGGACGACTTGGAACATTCACGAAAACGCCCACTCAGCGCCCGCGCTATTCACAAGGCAATGAGCAAAGCACACATAAAAGAAACGTCAAAGAAACTCGCTATTCTAGCCCACGCAGAAGCATCAAAAGCATACGAAAAAGCGCCGGACGGGTATAAGTCGGGCCACGCAAAAGCGCTACAAAACGCCATGACCGACATGCTCAAGATGGAGAACAAATTATGAATAAACGGAAACAGAGAAAACTATACGCGGAAATCAATTTTATCATAAACTACATATCAGGCGAGTGTGAGATCGGGGTTCGGGACATTCAATCAGACACCAGGGCGAAGCATATAGCACAAGTACGCCATGTCATCGTCTGGGCCTCACGCCTGCTCACGTCGGCAACGTGGAGCAACATTTCTAAGGCGCTAAGCCGAACGGACCACTCAACAGCTATTAACAGCTATAGGCGCGCGCTTATGCTGCGTCATCAATCAACGCATCATAGATTATGCATGGATAGGTTTATTTCCCATTTGAGAGAAGAGTTGCGAAAGCGCCCTTTAGATGTATAATTACTTCGCGGTGAAAAAAAGCACAGCTTGATCTCTGTGCTGGTTTCGCTCTCCGGCCCGCCGCCTTTTTTGGAGAGTAACGATAGGAGAGATAAATGGCCGGGTGGCTAAAACTTCACAGAACCATAGAAGATTGGGAATGGTATACTGACGCAAACGTTATGCGCCTATTCCTGCATCTTTTGGTTAAAGCTAATTACAAACCATCAAGATTCAAGGGTCAAGAAGTGCCTGCCGGGTCTGTTGTCGCAGGGCGAACGGCGTTGTCTGCACAGCTTGGTATGTCAGAACAGCAAGTGCGTACTGCTTTGGACAAGCTTTTATCAACCAACGAAATAACCATCAACTCAACTAATAAATTCTCAATAATATCAATACTTTGCTGGGAAAAATACCAAGACGATAACCAACAAGATAGCCAACAAGTAACCAACAAACAACCAACAGATAACCAACAAGTAACCACGTCTAAAGAAGGTAAGAAGGTAAAAAAGGAAGAAGGTAATAATATAACAGTTATTTTTCAGCCCGATAATTTCAATGACTGGTATTCTCAGTATCCTAGAAAGATTGGAAAGAAGGCTGCAGAGAAGGCGTTCGCTAAGGCAATCAAAGATGGTGTAACTATCGACCAATTAAATCAGGGCGTCGAAGCCTATAATCAGGAAATAAGCGATGCAGGAACTTCCACAAAATTTATTAAGCACCCATCGACATGGCTCAACCAAGGATGTTACGACGACGACCACGGGCAGATCATCCATGACAAACCCGGCAGAGACGACAAAAAGCCTCGAAGCATTTTTGAAATTGGGGATGAAGTTGCAACCCGAATGGGCTGGGAGTGACACTCACGATGTCATAGGGTTCGAAGTCTCCAGCGTTGACATCACGCACTATTCGAATGCGATGGACTCTTGTAGACCTATGCCTCAAAGAGAAATAGCGCGGCTGGTGCAGAAAATGATTTTAACGATGCCGATGAAAAATATGGATGATTTCGACAAAGCTGCTATCATAGCAATCTACGTTGAGGATTTAGAAGAATACCCGGCGGACGTTGTTGAGTACGTTCTTAAAACAATACGCAGGTCAAATAAGTTTTTCCCAACATGGGCTGAGCTTTACGAAAATTTAGAATTATGGGGCAGACGCCGTTTGCTTCTCAAAGACGCAATAGAAAGGGCAATAAAATAATGGAACCAATTAAACTTACAGCTACTTTGCGGGTCAACGACTACGATGCGCAACAATATACCATTGAGAGATTAACCGTCGCAAAAACAGGAAAAAATGCAGGGCAATCGACGTGGAAGCCTATTGCTTATTGCGGGGAGGTAAAAACGCTTGCACAAAATGCTCGTGAGGCGGTTGGCAATGAGTTCGCACGATTAGCTAAAGAAAAGGCCGAAGAATCTTTTGACGCGCAGGGTCTTAGCGAATTATTGTCTAACCTTCCAACAAAGCCGAGGGCAATAAAATGACATACATGTACGGCAAGGAAGCGTATGACGCGATTGAGCGCCATGTTTATAATTCACGACTCATGCCTAACCAGTCTATCCCAATTGTCCAACATGGGGGCGCGGCATTATCTGCAATGATTGGATATTCTAATTGTGTACTAATAAAATCATTATGGAGGTAATAATGACCAAGCGAGATAAGATTATAGCTACAATGCGTTATGCGTATAATACGGAACTACAAACCTCGCCAAGTCAGGGCGCGGGTGATCGAGCATGGGGCTTGGCGCTATTATCCATCGAAGCTCTTGGATACGCCATCGTCCCGACCGAGCCGACTGAGGGGATGCTAACCAATTCAGGAACGATGGAAGGTTTTAACGGATTTGCTGAAGAGGGCGATGTAGATAGGTGCCATATCGAATGGTGGGAAACCATGATCGAACAAGCACAGAAGGAGATGGAGATATGATTAAATGTATTATAATAATTTCACTATTCTCCACCAGTGGAATTCCTATAACGGCGACGCTTAGTTATGAAGACGTAAAAAGGTGTGAAAAAGCATATGAGCATGTTCTTGTTCGCTTAGATATCAATGAGTTCGCACGATTATCTAAGGAAAAGGCCGTTGGTGAATGGCGCAGAGTTGGGAACGTAAAAGCAGAACAGGGGATGAACAATGACTGAATCCTTAGCCCACGAAGGCCCTGGCCGATATTCTAACAACATCCGTATGTATTGGGAGCGCCTTGGCTTCAAAGTCAGAACGCGCGATTTTATAACAGGCGATTCGTATGGAGATTTTTGGTGCGTTCGCTCTGACATGAAAAACGGCAACCCATGCATCCAACAAAAAAGGACAATGAAATGAACAACGATATAGATTTAACATTAAACGAGCGAGAGGCGACGCATGGGGATTTTAGTGATGTTGCCTCAGTCGCTCAATCGTTAAAATTTCATATGGATTGCGCGCCGTATTGGGGCAATTTAACCGATGATAAGAAAGAAGCCTTACAAATGATTGCGTTAAAAGTTGCTCGTATTGTGTGTGGTAATCCAAATTACCCTGACCACTGGAAAGACATCGAAGGTTACGCCCGACTTGTTCGGGACCGTATCGCCCCTGATGACTAAATGGATTCCCGGGTCTTGGACGCCAAAGCGTTGCGTTGTATGGAACACACTTAACGATGAAATAAAGGCCCGGTTCCAGAAGTGGGTCTGGAAAGAACACGAACGCGGCCAATGCAACCCAACACAAATACCGAGGGAATTAGATGAAAAACCGGACAGAAACGACAGTGACTAGGATTGATACAATATTCGGGACTTGCTATTTACAGATAGATAGCTTGAAAGGGATTGTGTGCGGTGGTAACATATCCACACATCGCAAGGAGCCTAACAGCCAGATAACCTTGTTCACAGAACAACTTGCGGATGGACTTCGCAAGGCACTAGAAGGGAAAAAAGATGTATAGAAAGAAGAATGCAAACCAAACAAAATATTTTGCAGCGTTTGGCTCTACCATGTTAGACGCGGACACGGACGAAATTATTGAGTTCTTAAACTGGGGGGCACCTTCATCATGGGTGCTAGACCCGGTTGTAGAAAAGGCAAGCCCTGTGCAGAAATGGGTTAAGGCGCACATAAAAAAAAGCAAAGGTTGGATCGAATGAAAAATTCAAACAAAACCGGTATGGAACGCCAGGCTCAAGCAAGGCGCAACGTCCGAGACACGAAGCGCAAACAAAAACAAGCACGAAAGCTGATTGCAAAGGTTGGCGAGGAACGTGTAGCGCCTAAAGAAGTGTTTAGAGCGCGCAACGCCCACGCAGATATAGGGAAAAACTTATAATGGAAAACGTACAACGATTAACACCGGCAACAGACGAACGGCTAAAGACTATTGTTGAGCGTATCGAACGTCTTGAAGAAGAAAAAACTGCCTTAGTTTCGGACATAAAAGAAGTGTATTCAGAGGCAAGGGGCGCGGGATATGACGTGAAGGCTATTAAGCAGGTTGTCTCGCAGCGAAAACTCGATAGCATCGACAGGCAAGAGCAGATTTCAATGTTTGAGCTATATTGGGATAGGGTTCATTGACATGGAATCTTGGCAACGTAAGTTATTAAGCCAGGCAAGAGAGCGCCTTGAGGCCATCCCAAGCGAGAGGCTGGAGATTTGCGACCCTGCGGCAGTTGTGGAGTTGGCTTTAGTCCTGCACGATGTTCTGGAAATATTAGAGGATAAACCATAAGCATGGCTAATAAGCTAACACCCAAGCAACAGGCGTTCATTAACGAATACCTGATAGACTTGAACGCGAAGCAGGCAGCTATCCGTGCGGGGTACGACGGCAAGGCTTTACGCCAGGTAATTAAACAACGTAAACTGGACAGCCACGAGCGCACAGAAGCGCAAATGATGTTTGAACTTTTATGGGACGCGGTGCATTAAAATGGAAAATAAAGAACACACTATAACTGAAGTTGACGAAGACAAGGTGGCAGAAGTTGCAACAGGGCTAGTCTTGGCATGCGAAGGCGTCGGCGCTGTCATCATGTTAACGATACGATTCGACGGGACTATAGGGACTCATGTCGATGGTATGGACGTAGCTCTTTCTGACGCAGCCGTTAATTTGTCTCACGACATCATGGAACACTTAGGGGCTGAACGTGTATCCAGCCATGGGGAGGTAATGCATTGAGAACCAAATGGCTAGAGGACGTCGCAGCTAAAGCGGGCGTTGTGTTAGTAGGTGTGGAATCAGGGGAAGGGGCAGTCTATGATACTGCTAAATTCGACTACCCTTGCGGGTGTCACGGGACAGACGTTGGTTTAAGCGCGTATGACGAGCAGGAATCAGCTTGGATAGTCGCGGCGATAAAGAAGTCATGGCCGGACTGCATGGAGGGTGAGAGAGTCATACCACAATCAAAAGGAGACAAGACATTGACCGATAAACCAGACTTTAAAGTGGGCGACGTTGTGGTGTTGAGGTCCGGCGGCCCTGCTATGACAGTTTCAGGACCTTTAACGGATGAATTTGATGTCAACTGCATATGGTTCGCAGAAGATTACATTGAAAAAGCGTGTTTCCATGTATCGTCGCTAAAACTATACGATTGTCAATGCGCCGGGGAAAGTTGTCTTTGAAGCCTTACTTATGGAATGTTTATGACACATAAACTCACACCTAAACAACAAGCGTTTGTAAACGAATACCTGATTGATCTGAACGCAACACAGGCGGCAATTCGTGCTGGGTACAGTGAGAGGACAGCAAAAGAGATAGGCTGTCAGAACTTAACCAAAGTTAACATTGCCGCGGCAATCAAGGAAGCATTGGACGTAAGGGCCACAGAGACGGGCATTACAGCGCGCTGGGTGCTTGAACAGGCCGCTGACGTATATAAAGAGGCGAGAACAGCAGAAGACCGCTCAAACGCCTTAAAAGCCCTTGATACGGTTGGCAAGCATGTAGACATTCAAGCGTTTAGTGAGAAACATGAGTTAGTAGGGAAGGACGGCGCTGAACTTGTGTTTGTCCCTGTGGGGGCTCGTGGAACAGATAAAGATTGAGTATGTCGAGAACCTTTACCCTATCTTCACCAAGCCAAAGCGTATAAAAATTATTGTTGGAGGACGTGGGTCTACTAAATCAACGGGTGTGTCAGACTATGTTGGGGCTAGAGTTTCTAAAGGTGAGCTATGGTGCTGTGCGCGTGAACACCAAAATTCTATTGAAGAATCAGTGCATAGAACGATCCTTGAAGAAATTGAGCGTTTAGGGATAGCAGGATTCAGCGACACTAAAACGGGAATTACTCACAGTTCCGGCGGACGAATATTCTATCGAGGTTTAGCGCGCAACATAACTTCCATCAAATCTACATTATCAGGCGTCGACGGGCTATGGATTGAAGAGGGAGAGGACGTGACCGAGAATACCTTGCGTGTTCTCACTGCGTCTGTCCGGCTTAATGCAGCGGATGCAGAACGTAAAATCGCTGGCGAAGATGTAAAAATGCCTGAGATTATTATCACTATGAACAGAGGATCTAGGACGGGAGCGGTTGCGAAGCGATGGCTTGCTCGCGCTGAGTCTGAATTGACTAGATGCGGGTATTACGAAGATGATTTAATTATGGTGGTTCAAATGAATTATACCGACATGCCGCCTGCCTGGTTCCTAGCGTCTGGCCTTGAGGACGAGCGCGCAGACGATCACAACCGGTTGTCTCGTGCTGAGTATGACCATAAATGGAAAGGCGCATACTACGACGAGGTTGAAGGGTCTATCATCAAACCTGAGTGGTATGACGCCTGTCTTGATGCGCACAAACTTCCCCACCTAGAAGCCGCTTTCAAACCTCTCGGGGCTAAGATAGCCGCGCATGATCCATTTGACGGGGGCAAGGATGCAGGAGGGTATAGCTTGCGGCATGGCTCAATTATCAAGTCAGTGCAATCGATGCGTACCGGCGAAATAGATCAAGCCTGTGATTGGGCCACAGAGAACGCTATTAAAGATGGTGCCGACTGGTTCGTCTGGGATGGCGACGGCATGGGTACGGGCCTTAAACGCCAAGTACAGCTTGCTTTTAATAACATGGCGATTGAATACCACATGTTTCAAGGGTCTTTGTCAGGGGTAGGCCAAGACAACGCAAGAGATATATATATGTTCAACGAAACTCGCCGTGAGGACGCACCAAAGACGTATGCAGAGACATTCAAGAATAACAGGGCGCAATATTATATAACGTTAGCAAATAGGATGTATAACACATATCGGTGTGTCGAGCGCGGTGAGTACATGGATCCGGATAAAATGATATCATTCGATAGCGATGGGATTGAAAACGAAAGCGTGTTCCGGTCACAGATATGCAGGATACCAAGAAAGCAGAACGGCAACGGTCTTATACAGCTAATGAGCAAGGAGGACATGAAGCGTCTAGGCATTGTCTCGCCAAATGAATCTGACTCTGTTATGATGAGCATGTACACGCCAAACGTGCGCAAGAAAAAGACGAATAAACCGCCGCGTAATTTGAATTGGATGGGATAGATGAACCTCAAAGCACAAGAACACGCAATAGAACTCGGCGCAGAGATAGTTGAACTCGCCAAGGCTAAGAAGCTGACAGGCGGCCAACGCCTCAGACGCAGCGAAATCATACGTGATATGAAAGAGGGCGGCTGGACGCTTGGCGAGATTTCTCAAGTATTCGGCATGAGAGTTTCCGAAGTCATTAACGTTTAGTTTTTATTTAAATCTATACTACACATTCATATGGTAGTTTACATTGACCTGCCGTTCTGTTTAGCGTAAAACGTATATAACAAATTAAAGGTGTATAATGGACAAACTTCTTCTCGAAGCCAAAGAAGCGTATCAAAACTGCGTTGATTACGAGTCAACGCAGCGGGACATGTCCAAGAAAGAGTACGATTTTGCTCGGTTGGGTGAGCAATGGCCTGAGAACGTCCGAAAGGACCGTGAGTCTAAGGGCCGTCCTTGCCTGACAATGAACAAACTGCCAGCGTTTATTCGCCAGGTAGTTAACGACGCTCGGCAGAACAAGCCATCAATCAAAGTTCACCCCGTAGACGATAATGCTGACGTAGAGACTGCAGAAGTCCTTAATGGTCTAATCCGTAACATCGAATACAGGTCCGACGCGGGCGCTGCATATGACACAGCCATTGATTGGGCTGCATCGTGCGGTATCGGTTATTTTCGGGTTAATGTCGATTTTGTATTCCAAGACGCTTTTGACAAGGATATCGTCATTGAGCGGATAATGAACCCGTTCTCTGTCTACGGTGATCCAGATAGTACGGCGGTTGATTCTTCGGACTGGAATAAGGCGTTCATAACTGAATGGGTAACAACTGAATCGTTCAAAGCAGATTACCCTAATGCAGAAGCAGTTGATTGGGATTTCTTAGGCGCTGAAGACCGTCAAGACTGGTTCGAAGAGGACCACGTTCTCATTGCTGAATATTGGAAGCGTGAAGAGGTGTCCGAAACGCTGCTGATGCTGACCGACGGCCAGATTATGCAGAAAGACGTGTATGAGAACGCCAAAGAGATATTTGACTCACTCGATATAACTATTGAGTTCGAGCGCGAGACAAAGAGCTACAAAGTCACGCAATACATAATGAACGGTCAAGAGGTTCTTGAGACTAACGACTGGGCTGGTAAGTATATTCCTATCATCCCTGTTTATGGTGAGGAAACCATAGACGATGGTAAGCGTTACCACCATGGCCTAACTTATCAATCACAAGACGCACAACGCAACTACAACTATTGGCGCACAGCATCGACTGAGCTGGTCGCGCTTGCCCCTAAAGCTCCGTGGGTTGGAGAAGCAGGGGCCTTTGATGCAGACGATAATTGGGCGACAGCGAACACTGATAATCACCAGACATTAGAATACACACCGGGCAAGATGCGGCCGACACGTGAGCCGTTCGCTGGTGTGCCGGCTGGCGCTATTAGTGAATCCATGTCGTCCAGCGACGATATGAAGGGTATTATGGGGATGCAGGACGCTAGTCTGGGCATGGCAGCTAATGAGATTAGCGGCATCGCGATACAAAGACGAAACCAAGAGGGCGACACGTCAACATTCCATTTCCAAGACAACCTTACTCGCGCCATTCGCCACGCTGGACGCATTATTGTTGACCTTATCCCTCACACGTACACCAAGGCTCGTATATTGCGGGTATTAGGTGAGGATGACGAGCCGCTTGAAATTCCAATTAACCAGCCGGTCAGCATGGAAACAGGCCAAGCTGTGGAGAAGGGTGAACAAGAGAAGCTTATAGACGGCGTAGAACGTATCTTTGACCTGACAACAGGCAAATACGATGTTGTTGTTAAAGCAGGTCCGTCGTTCACCACGAAACGCCAAGAGGCTGCAGATCAAATGATGCAGCTTATCACAGCATTCCCTCAAGCCGCGCCATACGTGGGCGACATCATAGCAAAGAATCTAGACTGGCCAGGCGCTGACGAAATTGCTACCCGCCTGAAGTCTCTACTCCCTGCGAACTTACGTGAGGACGAAGAGGACCCAATGGTTGCGCAACTTAAGCAGCAATTACAAATGGCAGAGTCACAGATTAAAACACTAATGGATATGAAGCAGCTTGAACAAGAGCGCATATCCATTGACAGAATGAACGCTGAAACTAAGCAATTCGAAGCCCAAATTAAAAAACGGGGTAGTTTGATAGATGCTTATGAGGCGGACACAGAACGCATGGAAGCCGACGTTAAAACTCAACAAGGCAACGACAAACTAGCCGTTGACTTATTGGATAAAGTTAGCAAGGCCAAGCCTACGTCTGCACCGGGACAGAATCCCGGACTTGACCCACGAAGGATATAAATAATGGAACAGATGGACAGCCAAGCACCGCTTGAATCCATAGCCCCGGTTGATGATGCGCCTGTACAGGATACCGCACCAGCACCAGAACGGCGTTTTGTAGACCCTGATGCCCCAAAAGCAGAGGCAATTGAAGTATCTACGGACCCTGATGACGATCTAGTGGCTATCGTCAACGAAGAAAGCGACGGGCAACCGGATACCGACGAGTCCGAACCTGAGCTTATGGACGTTGAGTATGAGGGTAAAACCTACAAACTCACGGCTGAAATCAAGGATGCTCTAATGCGTCAAGGCGACTACACCAAGAAGACAATGGAAGTAGCTGACCAACGCAAGGCATTCGAGGCGCAACAGACTGAATTCCAAGCGAACGTTAAAGTGCAAGAACAGTTCTTTGAAGAGGCGTCGACAGTACGCCAAATCGATGCACAGCTTGCCCAGTATGAACAAGTCGATTGGAACCAGCTTAGTTATGACGACCCTGTCGAGTTTCAACGGTTGGATTTTCAGCGCCGTCAACTCGTCGAGAACAGAACAAACACAGTCCAGCGAATGATACACGCGCAACAGGAAGTCGCTCAGAAGCAGCATCAAGAGGGTGCCAGGCTGAAAGAGGAAGGA